TACCCGAAGTTCATCAAACTGCGACGTGACGCGGTCGAGGACGGGAAACCGCGCTACGCCACGTCGACCCTGAAAGACTACGAATCGCACTTCCGCACCGACATCCTCGAGCGATTCCGCGATACGCAGTGCGGCAGAATCGACACGCAGCCACTGCGTGAGTGGGTCCGCAAGCTTCGCGCTGAGCACTCCGCGTACCGTGTGCGCAACATCTACAGCACGTTCCGCTCGTTCTTCTCCGACTGCATGGGCGAGGGTTGGGTACAACTCGCCGCGAACCCGCTCGACCATCCCGCGGTGCTGAACGAGCTTCCGGCCGCGAAGGCGAAGCGCGGCGCGCGCCCGGTGTTCGTCGAACTGGAGCACATGCAGCGCGTGATCCTCTGCGCCGAGGTGCCGGTGCAGCGGCGCGTGCGCTGGATCTGCGAAGCAACGTGCGGCGCGACGGAGGGTGAGCTTGCAGCGCGCACGTGGGACGACGTCGAGATCGAGCGCGCGCCGGTGATGCGGATCCACAACGCGCTCCCGACGCGCGGGCCGGATGGCTGGGCAACGATCGGCCCAACGAAGAACGAGCACAGGGTGCGGACCATCCCGCTCCACGCCGCCGCCGCGGCGGCGCTTCGGTGGTGGCGTCGCGAGGGCTGGGCGTTCTACGTCGGGCGCCCGCCGAAGCCGACCGATCCGATCTTCCCGGGTCCGTCGGGCAACTTCTCGCGGCCCGCCAGCGCGGCGCAGCTTAGGTGCGACCTCGTTGCCGCGGGTTGCCCGGATACGCAGCACGGGCAGTCGATCGACGCACACGGGCTGCGTCGAAGCTTCGCGACGTACCTCGACGCGGCCGGCGTACCCGAGAACCAGATCGGGCGCCTGATGGGTCACGCGAAGAAGAACGTCACCGCGAAGCACTACACGGCCGCGCAGGTGGAGACGGATCGTGATGCGGTTAACAAGATCGCGCTCCAGTGGCAGGATCCGTGTTTGGTGCCGGTGATGGTGCCAATGGCACCAAACACCTACGATTCACAGAGCCACCTTCGGGACTTGAACCCGAGACCTACGGTTTACGAAAACGCAGGTGGTTGGTGCCAGAACACGACGCAGGACGACATTTCGCGGCCGCACGTGCCGGAACTGGCAGGTAGCACAAACGATAAACTCGCCACTGACGGTACCGGGCACCAAGAGATTTTTGGTGCCGGCACCTTGGCACGTGGTGCCACGGACGAGGTCCGACCACGCGTGCCAGCACATCGGAGCGAACAAGCCGGACGGAAACTCGAACGCGCGCTCGTCGCTACGCTGAACGGAGATGCAGGTGCGGAGCGCGAAGTTGCTGTGCTGCTGGGTGAGGCATGCGCAGATCTCGGATTATGTCCGACATGAATTTCTGTTGGTTGGAACGACGGATGCGGTTGCTGCGTGCGGTCGCGGAAGAGAAGGCGGAAAAGTGAGCGAAGATATAAAAAAGATACAGGCGCGACCCATCCCAGAGGAAGCACTTGCCGCGATCGAACGTCGAGCCGCGGTGACGTGGTCGCGCGCCGCGATGGCCACGCAGGGGCCGTGGCGGTCCAGCGAAACCCAGGACGACGAGCCGGTTGTCGCGAGATCGCTCCCAGACGCCGCGCCCAACGCGGCGCAGGTGCTCTTTGAGGCGGACTGGGGCACGACCGATGACGCGATTTTTATCGCCGCGGCCCGCGACGATCTTCCGCTGGTCGCTGCCGACGCATACGCACTCGTCGCCGAAGTCCGCCGTCTCCGCGCGCGCGACATCGAGCGCGAAGCGTGGGCGCTGCGCCTGCTCGCCGACACCGGCGACCGGGTCGCGCGCGCGCTCGTGAACGCGCCCGACGTCGACGGTGAGCCCGACGAGGACGAGCGGCAGATCGACACGACGCAGCCCATCGAAGGCGTCCCGCACGCGGTCATCCTGCAGCAGCTGCTCGACCGCGCAGCGCAGGAGCACGCCGCGCTGACCGCGGAGATCGAACGCCTTCGCGCGCGTGACGCGGACTGGCAGCGCGTCACGCGCGTCGATGATCCCGCGTGCGTGCATGAGCGCAACGTGCGCCTGTGCTCGTGCGACGACGCGAACCTTCCGCAGGTCGGCGACGAGATCGACGCGTGCGAGACGTGCGACGGGCTTGTGAAGGCGCCGTACGACGAGCCCGTGAGCGCACCGATGACGCCCGCGCCCCGCGCGCAGTGGGTTTCGCGCGCCGCGCGCTCCCAGCCCGCGACCGACGCGCAGCCGTCGCGCGAGCCGAACAACGCAGGCGGTGGACCGTGATCCTTCGTGCGCTCCGCATCCTCGAGTGTCTGCGCATCCTACGCGAAGAGCGCGACCGCTACCGAGACATCGTCAGCGGTGGCGCACTGGGCGACAGCGACATGCCGTGGCCGTCGATCGAACCGGCGACGGAGACGAAGCCGTACGACGTAGAGACGCACGAGCGCGGCGGCGCCGGTCTGCCGCCGCGCTCGGCGCAGACTGACGCGACGGGCGCCGTCGAACGCTGCCATGGCAGCGTTCACATCGCACCCGGCCTCTTCGGATGCGCCAACTGCGGCGCGGAGTGGAGCGGAGAGCCATGACCACGCGTGCAGAAGAACTGATCGCGACCGCGCTGAGGTACGAGCGCGATGTAGAATTCTGTCAGATACGCGCGGAGCAGGAGTGGTGCAGTTACTGCGAGCGCGACACGGTCCGAGCGCGCGACCTCGCCCGCGCGGCGCTTCTCGCCACGCTGCGCAAGCAGCACCTGCGCCTCGCTTACTTCACGCCCGACGCAGAGCGCGCGTCGCTGCGCGAGCAGCTACGAATCGCACTTGACACAACAGCGTGACGTGTTACTATCGCACTGTACTTCGACGGAGGTGCGGCGATGACGAGGATCGTGGGGGATGCGATGGTGGCGGGCGCGGAGGAGTGCGAACCTGCACCGGAAATGGTGACGGTGCGGATTACGCGCGGACAGGCGGAGGCGCTGGCGTCGAGCGCGGAGCAGGTTCGAGATCTCCTGAAGGACGTTGACGAGTCGATTGGTGAACCACCGGACTATGAGGTCGAATTTCTGTCGCGCGCACTTTCGGACTTCCGCGCGCAGATCGGCGGCTCGCGATGAGCGCCGCGATGCCCATCATCACGCCGGAAACGCTCGACCTTGCCGCGCGCCTCGAAGCGTCGACAGCCGGCACGCTAGGCTCGTGGATCCGCGCGAACCGCGAAGCCGACGAGCGCGCGGCGCGATGTCGCGAACTCTGCCTCGATCTGTGGCTCCGGCAGGAGCTGACCGAGGCGCTTGTACATCGCGCGGCGTCGGAACCCGTCGTGCGTGCTGCCGCGCGCAGGTTCCGCGATTGGCGCGATGCGGTTGAGTTGATGCGGTACGAGATGCTGCGTCGCGGGCGCAGGCTGCCTACGCCGCCGAGCTACGAGGATGCGGCGGTGGAAATCGTGGATACGTGCATGCGGCTAGAGCGCGAGGGATTGCTCGAGCACGTAGTGGAGGGGAAGTGATGACCTGGCGTATTATCAGCCTAGCGATCGGCGTGTGCATCACGGCGTGGATGATAGCCGCCGAACTCCACTGGGCCTGGATTGCCTTCAGCGCGCTGACCGATACTATCGGGCTCGTGAGCATCGCTCGCGCTGCGTACCGAGGCGAGCCATGACCGCCCTTCTTCGAATCCGTCCGCTTGCCGCGATGATCACCGTCGTGCGCCTGCAGAGCATCGACGGCGCCCGTGTGCCGTGTGCTGTCCAGGTCGCTGTCGCGCAGCTCGACGACGGCATGCCCATCGAGGCCTGCGACGCCCGCACCGGTCTCCCGTGCGCGTGCGACCTGACCGCCGAGGAGCGCGCCGCGGCGCTCGCGGAACTGCGTCACGATCTGCGTTCGCGCGCAGCGAGCGACCCGCGGTACGCGACGCGGCACGTACCGGAGGCGGCGTGATCGCCGAGGCGCTGCGCAGGCTGCGGCTCGTCGTTGCTGCGCCGCCACCGAAGCCGATCGAGCGCGTGGAGATCGGCGACAGGCTCGTCGCGGGCGCGCTGCCGGACTGCACATGGACGGTTGTGTACGTGCGCGATGTCGGCGAGTTCAGGATGATTTCGTTGCGGTGGAGGAACTCGATGATTCGGCGGTCCGAGTCGGCGCTGAGGAGTTCGAAGGAAGGATGGCGAAGGGCATGAAAGGCAGTAAGTGGATCGTGGCGCTGATGGGTGCCGCTGCCGCAGGCGGCATATTCGCGGCGTCGGTTCGGGCCTCGCAGGGCATGTTCTGGAGGTTCGTCTGGGACGCGACGTGCTCCAGTATCTGCGCATGGGCGTGCCTCGATGAGCTTCGGAGAGTTCGCGGAGGCGCATCGTGACCACCGCGAAGATCGTTGACCAGCCGCCGCCCGTGCAGAACGACCGGCCTGCGATCCAGGACCTCGTGATCGCCGACGTCGAGGAGCGCAAGCGCATCGGCATGCAGCGTTACGGAACGCTCCTGAAGCCGCACAACGGACGCGATGCGCTCGTCGATCTGTACCAGGAGATCCTCGACGCGGCGCAGTACGTTCGGCAGGAGATCGAGGAGCGAGCGGACCACCGCGCCGAAGGCGCCGCGATAGAGCGCGAGAAGATAGTCGCATTCCTCCGTTACCACGCTAATCAGTCTGCTCAGTTTGTCGGCATAGTGCTTGATGATGCGGCTGACGCCATACGCAGCGGTCGGCACCTCGACACGTGGCCGGCGCCTCCGCCGGACAGTGCAGCTGGCGACGACGCGAACACAGCAACGGAGGCGCCCTGATGCCCTTCGCCGTACGCATTCTCGCCGACTCGCTCGCGCCGTGCGGAAAGCGACTCACGACGTTCGAGGTGACGTATCCGCGCTTTGTTCATGCTGAAGCGCTCACGCACCGCCAACTGTCCCGTAACTCGTCCAGTAGCCGCGCGATCCCGATCCAGAAGATGATCCGAGCGGTCATCGCGGACCCAGCGCACCCCGTTTACTGGGGCGCGAACCAAGCCGGCATGCAGGCGCGCGACGCGCTCGACGGATGGCGCCTCGCTGCAGCTGGCTCGCTCTGGTTCGGGTCGCGGTGGATCGCGGTGGTCGTCGCGTGGTTGCTCTGGCGCATCGGACTTCACAAGCAGATCGCGAACCGCATCCTCGAGCCATGGATGTGGATCACGGTCGTTATCAGCGCGACCGAGTGGGCGAATTTTTTCGCGCTGCGGGACCACCCCGACGCGCAGCCGGAGATCGCACACCTCGCTGCGTGGATGCGTCGCGAATTTGCGACGTCGCAGCCGATGAATTTGCGCACGGGAGAGTGGCACCTGCCGTACGTCGACGAGAGCGAAGCACGGCGCATCCGCAGCCTGTCGCTCGACCCTCGCGCCGTGTCCGTCGGTCGCGTCGCGCGCGTGTCGTACCTCACGCACGACGGGCGCCGCGACTTCTACGAGGACGTGAAGCTTCACGATCGCCTGCGCGGAGCGCTGCCGCCACACATGTCGCCGTTCGAGCACGTCGCGCAGGCATGCAGTACGGCGGAGCCGTCGGGGAACTTCATCGGATTTCGGCAGTACCGCAAGGAAATCCCGAACGAGTGCGCTCGGGAGTTGGAAGGAATTACCGCATGACGACCGCCACGAAGAGGAAGCAGACCAACGGATCATCGAAGCCGAACGGCGCCTCGAAGGCGAAGCCGCTCCCGCGTTCCGATGCGCGATCCGCCGCGGCTCCCAAGTCCGCCAGCGACTCGCCGCAGTCGACGCCCATCGAACTCGACGTCGCGCACGAACGCAAGCCGCTCGGATCCGTCTGGCGCGAGCCGCGCTCGAACATCCGGCGTTCATTGACGAACCCGCGCACGGTGTTCGTGCTCGACGACCTCATCGAGACGATGGAGGTGCGTCACGAGGACGGCACGCGTACGAAGCGTCAGTTGTCGCCGATTCTCGTGCGGTTCCGGCCGGATACGGACACCGGCACCGACTACGAGATCATCGACGGCGAGCGCCGTGACCGCTCCGCCGAGGTGCTCGGATGGGACGACGTCGAGGTCAAACTGGTAGAAATGACCGACGATGAAGTCGAGGAGGCGCAGCTTGTCGCGAACCTCGCGCGCGCCGACCTGACGCCGCTTGACGAGGCGCACGCGTTCGAACGCCTCGAGCGCAAGGGCTACTCGATCGATCAGATCGCTGATCGCGTCGGCAAGACGCGAGGGCACATCCGTATGCGCCTCGCGCTCGCGCGCCTCACCGACGAGGCGAAGGCCGCGCTGCGGGACAACGCGATCTCGGTCGGCGCGGCGCAGGAACTCGCGAGCATCACCGATGCGACCGAGCAGCGGCGCGTGATCGCTCGTGCGCTGGAGGGGCGCGCGCCGGGCGCGGACCCGATGAGCGCGAAGCAGATCCGGATGTTCGTCGAGCAGTCGCTGCTCGTGCTCAGCCGCGCGAAATTCGCGCTCGACGACGCCACGCTGCGCCCTGAGGCAGGCGCATGCGTCACGTGTCCGAAGCGCTCGTCGCAGCAGTTCGCGCTGATCGCGCTGGCGAACGGAGGCGACGACGAGCGCTGCACGGATCGATCGTGCTTCAACGCGAAGCAGGAAGCGCACTGGTCGCGCGAGGCAGAGCGCGCCCGCGTTGCCGGACAGACCGTTATCGAAGGCGATGCCGCGAGGAAGGTGCTCGCGTTCGGTGGTGTCGCGAAGGACAGCGGCTACGTCGATCTCGACGCGCATTGCGCGGAACTGCGCGACGGTCGCACGTGGCGCGAGGTCGTCGGAGGCGACGCGCTGCCCGTGTCGCTCGTGCGATCGCCAGAGGGTACTGCGCATCGGGTTGTGCCGAAGGCGGACGCGGTAGCGCTCCTGCGCGAGCGCGGGCTACTGCGTGCGCCTGGCGCTGCTGCGCAGGCGTCGGCTGTGCAGTCGGCGAACGATGCGGCGCCGGAGACGGAGCCTACAAGCGTCGCGCCCGAGCCGACGCTGCTCACGGTCGATCAGATCGCGCGCGCCGCGAAGAAAGCGAAGCTTACTGCGGACACGTTCGACGCGATCGCTGAGGCGCTCATCGTTGCGATCGATCCTCGCGAGAAGGAGGCGCAGGCGATCGCGAAGCCGTACGATGCGCCAGTGCCGCCAGACGCGGATGGGCATGACGCCGTCCTGCAGATCTGGCGCGGCTTGAAGACCGACGGCGATCGCATCGCGCTGCTCGCGCGCGTCGCGTGCGCGGTCAGCCAGAAGGCGCGCGAGCGACTGTCGGTGCGGCTCGCTGACGCGGCGCCAGCGAAGAAGCGCGGGCGCGCTGCGCCGGTGCAGTCCGCCGTCGAACCGGCCGTCGTGACGGAGCCGACGGACCCAGACGCGACCGCGGACCGCGAACCGGAGGGCTTCGCAGCGAGCGAGGTCGATGTGTCGATCCGCGACAACGTCCGCGATCTGCTGCGGACGCACGCGCTCCAGCGCTCGGAGTTGGCGTCGCAGCTCGCGGATCTCGAAGGCCTGACGGAGAGCGACGCGGACCGCGAGGTCGAGCAGCTGCTGCGCGAGGGGTTTCTGAGCGACGACGGCGAGCGCGTGGAGTGGGTCGCGGACAGAGCGATGCGCGCACCGGAACAGGCGCCGCTGTTCGCTGACGACGCGCCTCGCGCAGCAGCCGAAACGCGCGCCGTGCTCTAGCGCACATCATCGCACCGGAGTGGGCCGTCGCTGTTGACACGTACGCTAGACGTGTTATTATAGCTTCATGAACAGCGCGGCTCACCTCTGGAACGGAACGGCAGAGCAGGCGCTCGCGGTCCTGCGGGCTGAGTGGTCCCACATCGACGCGTCGATGGCGGCCGTCGCGACCGGCGAGCGCCCGCAGCGCAGCCCCGCGCTGAAGGCGGCGCTTGCCTCGATCACGGGCAGCTACGCTACGAAGCTCGGCGTGCTGCTCGCTGCGGCGCCCGCCTCGAAGCAGAGCGCGATCGCGGAGGCGTTCGCGCAGGTACTCGACGTCGCGACCGCCGCGAAGATGCGCGGCGTTGCGGCGGGGTCGTGGTACCGGTTCGAGTGCTGGATCGACGGTCGCAGGCAGCCATCGAAGCAGATGCAGTGCGACGAGCGCGGAGCGCGGGAACTAGCGAAGCGCGCCGAGCAGGATGCGCTGGCCGCTGGCGCACAGGACGTGCGCGTGGTGTGGTCGCGGATGGAGTCGGTCGGAAGGAGGGCTGCGTGATGGGTGCGCAGTACAACACTTACGTCAACAGAACGTGCCCTCTGAGGGACGTGCTCGGAGTGGCGTCTGGTGACGGGAATATCCCTGCGCTGTTCATCTACCTTCGACTCTCATGCGGACATTGGGACGTGCGGTATGCGTGCAAGCCGATGGTGAAGCGGGCACGCTGTCTCGCATGCAGAGAGGAACACAGGCCATGAGCGGCATGAAATGCGAGATGGTCACGAAGATCCTGACGGACGACGACGGCTTCCACATCGGAGAAGTCGAGTGCGGCCGCGACGCCATCTTCTGCGACAACGGCGAGCGCATGTGCTTCACATGCGCTCGCGCGGTCGACCGCGAAGGCGACATCCTCACGCCGCGTGGAACGCGTCGGTTCCGCGAGATCGAGCGCATCGTCGCGTCGCTGCCGTCGTGAGCGCGTTGCGACGGGGACATGGATCATAGTCGATCCTGGATCGTCGCACAGTCAGCGCCAGCCCAGTTGACACCCGCTGCGGAGGCGCTAATCTGAGCGGCTCGAATGCCCAAATTCACGCCGCTGATGGAGCGGGTTCGCGTCGCTACGGAGACTCGAAACGCCGACGAGATCAGGAACATCAAGCAAGAAATTCTCGACGCGTTCAAGGCGTCCGGCGAGGACCTAGCGCACACAGCGAAGGAACATCTCGAAGTGAACCCCATGACGCTGCGGCGCGTGGCCAAGATCCTGCGCCTGGAGAAGCGGCTTCGTATCGATCTGGAGCGAGGCAGGGGACTCGGGCGATGGTCTGAACTCGGTCGACGCATCGCGGATGCGCAGGAGCGCGGCGACGCGAAGAGCCTTCAGACCATACGGTCAGAAATTCTCTGCGCGTTCTGCGAGTGCGAGGGCAACATCGACGCGACAGCAGCGAGGTTCGACGTCGCGCCGAGAAAACTGCGCGAATTTGCGCAGGTCCTCGGAATCGAAAAAGATCTCGGGATCGAGGCAACTGCGGCCGGCTCTCCGCTGCTTCTGTCTCGCGCTCGCGTGGCCGTCGATCGCGGCGACAAGCGTGAACTCGCGACGCTGCGAAAGAAGGCGCTCGCGGAGATCAAGACGGCCGGCGGCAACCTGCGTATGGCGAGCGGAGCGCTGGGCGTGAGTTCGTGGGGACTGCGTCAGTTGCTCGACCTGCTTGGCATGACCGAGGAGATCGAGCAGAAATTCCCAGGGCAAGGGAAGCCGCGGCACCTGACGGTCAACATCGCTGGTCGCGAGACAACGCACACGATCGCCGAGTGGGCCCGCATCAACGGCGTCAACCGCACCACCATCATCGAGCGTCTGCGGCGCGGGTACACGCCGGAACAGGCGATCGCCGCGAAGGACTTCCGCGAGGGGTAACGCTGCACGCGACGGCGCTACCTCACCCCGCGCCGTCGCCCCTTGAACCCAGCGTCCGACACGTGAGCCCCTCCGCGCGCGTCGCGCTCGTCGCCACGACGGCCCATGTCGGTTACGTACCCGACCAGGTACTGCCCGCTGTTCGGCGGATTGCCGTTCAACTCCGCGTCCCACTGCGTTTTCCCGGCAGCGGTGAGCGCCTCGTCGACGGTCGGCGTCCGCGCGCCGTTCGCGTCCTCGACCTTGAACCGCACCGTGATCCATCGCGCGCCCATCAGTCAGCCTCCTCCGCGTGCAGCGGGAACACGTCGAACTCGAGCGACGGCTCCGCCGCGGTGACGTCGCCCGTTGCGATCGCGTTGTATCTGTACCGGCCAGCGCCGCGCTCCTCGGTCAGCAGGAAGTGCAGCGAGTACACGCCCTGAGACTCGCGGATCACCGCGTCTCCGCCTTCCTCGTCCGGCGCGACGCCGTACGTCAGCGTAAACGCGTCGCTGTTCTCCGGGAACACCTCGAAGCGCAACGTTGTCGGGTCGCGCAGTGCGCCCTCGCGCTTGAACTTGATGCGGTTCGCCCTGGCGATGTCGCCGATGTGGAGCTTTCTCATGTCGCTCGGTAGCTCGATCGTGTCGAGCGGCTCTGCGGTTGCGGGAAGGTCGATCGTGTACAGCGCGACGACCGACGTCGGCAGCGTGATCGTTCCGGGCAGGTTCGGCGGCGGCGCGTCGGTCGCAGCCTCCGCGGTTGCGCGCAACGCCGGCAAGTTGACGACCGCGACGCCGAAGAACCCCCATGCGCCCGCGCTCGATGCGCGCAGACCAGCGAGCGCCGCGTCCACACTGCCAGAGATGCGCACCGACCCCGCGACGCTGCCGCGCGCACCAGGCAGCGCGACCGCGCCCGTGCCGACGTACGCCATTCGCGCCGCGACGGACGCCTCGACGCCAGGCAGCCGCGCAGCGGCGACGCCGCGGTGGGCCTGCTGCGCGCCCGTGACGGTCGCGCGTATCGCCGGCAGCCGAACAGCGACCGCGCCGATGGTGCCCCATGCGCCCGTCGCGACGGGCTCAGACGACGGTAGCGCCGTGTCCGCGGCGCCGACGAATCGCAGCGCCGCAGCGCTCGCGGCGCGCGGCGTGGACAGCCGCGACGCAGCCGCACCGACGAACCGCTCGACGGCCGCAGCGACCGCCTCCGGCGCGGGCACACGCGCCGCTGCGGTGCCCACGTGCCGCTCCAGCGCGACCGCTGATGCGCGTGCCGTTGGTACGCGAGCCGCGACCGTGCCGATGAGCCTCAGCGCGCCGACAGCAGCCGCGCGCGGCGTCGGCGCGCGCGTCACCGCCGCGCCGTCGAACGTCGCGACGCCGCCGAACGAGATGTCCCCGGCGGTGCCGCCAGGCGAACGCAGAACGATATCGCCGTCGGACATGTCAGCTCGGCGTGAACGTGTTGCTGCGCCCCACGTGCGTCGCGTCCTGCCGCGCTTCGGAGAACAGCGAGGTCGTGTCGCTGTACGCCGTGAACGAGTACCCGCCTCCGGCCGCGGTCGTCGCCTGGTACAGCACGTCGCTCGTGTCCGCGCGATGTACGTTCACCGTGATCCCCGACCCGTCGCCCGTGTACCCGCTGACCGAGCGCGACACTGACCGAGTGAGCGTGTGGTACGTGATGCACGCAGCGAGCGACGCCCATCCGCCGTGCGAGTTCGTGCCGTCCAAGAACGACGACACGCGCCACGCGCGCGACGACTCCACGCCGAGTCGCTTCGCGTCTGGATCTGCAGGGTGCCGGTCGAACCGGGCGCTCGCGTTGCACCAGAGCGTGTTCACGCTGTTTTCGTTGCTCACGCAAAACGGATTGACGTGCAGCGTCTCCCAGCCGTCAGCGATGCCTTCGCCGGAGAGCCGCTCTGCGAACAGCGTGACCGCTCCGCGACCGGCCTGCAGGTAGTCGATCCACACGCCCATGCAGGTGGTCCAGTAATCGGTCTCCGGGATCGCCGGCTGGTACGTGACGTCCTTCACGGTCGACGAGCCGACCGCCTCGGTGCCGTTCATCAGCAGGTCGATCGTGTGGTTGTGCGCACCTGCGCCCGCGGTCGCGACGCTCGACGTGTAGTTCAGGAACAGCATCGCGTTCATGGCGTAGCCAGCGCCGCCGCTGCCAGTGCTCGTGCGGTACCAGGACAGCGTGATCTCGTTCTCGCCGCGCGCCAGCGTGACGCCGGATCCTGCCGCTGCGCCAGGACCGAAGCGCTGAAGCAGCGTCTGCTGCCCCGCGGGGCTGTTGTACAGCGTCGATGGCGTGTACGCGCGATGTGTCTGCGAACCGACGGACACGTTCAGGCCGCTCAGCGTGCTGTTGGGCATGTTGTACGAGCACAGGACGCCGCTCTGCGCGAGCGTGATCGTGCCAGGCTCCTCGATCGCGACGGTGAACGAGACTTTGCTCTGCAGCCCGCTCGTCGCGCCGCCGAACGTGCCGGGCTCGTTCGGCAGCGGGATGCGCAGCGAGTTCAGTACCGTCGTCGTCGCGCTGTGGTCGTAGCTGTACGTGACGACGTAGAACGCGCAGATCTGCGGGAAGCGGTTCGCCGTGACGACGCTGCGAGCGCGGAACGCGTGCGCGCTCGACGCGCTGATGTCGGTACGCTTCCAGAACAGCTCCATCCACGGCGAACTGTCGAGCGCCTGCTCCAGCAGACCGAACGCCGTCTCGCCCTCCGCGTCGATCGCCAGCGCAAGTTGCTCGTCCGTCGTGCCGCTCTCGTGGCCCTCGTTAGCCATGACCCAAAGGTACTGGTCGCGGACGACGATCGATGCTTCGGGCAGCACGCCGCCGACGCCGGTCAGCTGCGGGATCTGGTTCGTCCCGATCTCCGTCAGCGTCGTCGTCAGCGTACTCGCCGCGCTCTCGACCGGCAGGTACACGGTCTTCGTGCGCGTCGTTGCGCTCGCGTCCTCGTACTGGTACGTCACGACGAGCCGCGCACAGTGGTTGATCGTCGCGAGCGCGCCGAACTGCACCGCGACCTGCACCGAGTGCGACGCACCCGTGAAGTTCGTCGCGAAGTACGAGGTGACGTCGCGACGGAACCGGAACGAGTGTTGGTCGCCCGTGTTCGTGAACGTCTCCGTCGTCGTCACGTCCGACCACGCGACCGCGTCGATGCGTACGCCGAACAGGCGGCTGGCCATCGACGTCGCGCTCGTCTCGTTGCCGCGGAACGCGAACTCGACGTAGGCGCTCAGGATGGTACGGCTTGACGTCTCGTCGATGCGAACGGTGATCGCCGAGAATTCGCGCCGCGTCGCAGCAGCGAGCGCGGTCGCGTCGTGCGTGAAGGCGTAGCTGACGGTGTTGGTGCGCAGGGCCATGGATCAGGTGTCCCGCGGCGGCTCGATCGTGCCGCTGCCGTGGAACCGCACGCGCGGGAACCCGGACGGCTCGACCGCGACGGGCTCCGGCTCGGGGTACTCGTCGAGGTGGTCGCCAATCGCGCGCGCGTGCTCGGGCACCTCGAGCGGCAGAGGGACAACACGCGTCCAGCCGTCGCCGTGCGCACGCGCGACGCGTAGCACCTCGTCGTCCGTCGGGCGCTCGACGTAGAGGCGGTCCGTGATGATGCCGGCGCGCTGGTGACGGATCGCGTAAACGGCGCGGGTCGTTCGCGGAGCGTGCTCGACAGGTGCCGCTTCACGTTCCGCGGCTGCTCGGTACTGGCTCACGCAGCCTCCAGATCCATCGACACGGTGAACGACGTGATCGACACCTGTGCGGTCGCGACGATCGACGTGCTCGGGAACGTCAGGTCCCCGCCGCCGCCCGTCGCGGTGACCGTGAGGTCGCCGACCGCGGTGCCGCCGCTCGTGAGCACACGCGCCCACGACGCGGTCCCGGTCGCGTCGGCGGACGAGTCGGACGTGATGGCGTTCGCCGTCGCGCTCGCGCCCGACGCTGCGCCGAATGCCGTCGCGTTGAACGTCAACTGCGCGAGCAGCGTCTGCGTGCTGACGGCGGTTTCTGGCGTTGCCGGACGCGTGCCGTCGTAGATGCGGATCGAGCCGCCGTTCAGCAGCGCGGTCCAGGCGTCGATCATCGTGTTGCGGGAGGAGGTTGAAACGCGCATGAGTGCTCCGAGGCTGCGTGTGCAGCCGGTGCGTGTTACGGTTGTGGTATGGAGACGAACGCCAACGGCGAGTTGCCATCGACGCTTGGGAGGCGAGTGCAGGCGCTACGTTGTCTGCGTCTGAATTGGGATGGGATGGGCGCCGAGCCGCCCCGAGCTAATGCGATTGCGGCGGCGGAGAGCGTTGTTCGTAAGCTGTTGAACTCGAATGCGTCGCCCGACGACATCGAGATAGACGCAGATGTACTCGGCGGCGTTGCTGTGTGGTTCTACCCGCCAAAGACAGGCGGCGCGGCAATCTGGATTGCCTGCATGAACAGCGGGTCTTGCACTGCAACCATCAAGAACGCGGAAGGATCGAATATCTTCAGCCTTCCGTTATTCGTGACGCCTACCCCGGAAACGCCCGATGCACTCGCGTCATCCGCGACGCGTACTGCTCGGGCGTCTCCGTGAACCACACGAGTTCACCGAGCTTCAGCGCGGCCTCGAACGGGCGCCCGAGATCGAACAGCGGAATCGCCTCACCGTAGTCCTTGTGCAGCACGTCCCAGTACGACGCACTCCCCGACTGCGGCGTCCCGTGCGCGCGGAACAACATCTCCTTCGGCGCCCACTCGTTCGTCTCGATGTCGCGCTCCTCGACGGTGATCGCGTACACCGCGCCCGGCCAGCGGAACCCGGTGATGTTCCCGAAGTTGTTGCAGTAGAGTTCCGCGCCGCGACCGTTCTCGATCGCGACGTGCGCCCACGCGACCGACAACCGCGCCTTCGTCGGCTGCACGCCGAAGTACGCCTCGTGTCCCCACGCGAGCGCGTTCATCAGCCCGGCCGCGCTCAGCGGCGTGTGCGTTTTCGGAACGCGCCTGCGCTCCGGCGTCGACTCGACGGCGAGTTCCGCGCGCGTCTGTGGACCGACGATGCCGTCCGCGTGCAGCCCGCGACTCGCCTGGAACGCGCGCACCGCGGCGTTCGTGCGCGGCCCGAACTTCCCGTCCGCGGGTCCTGGGTCGTGGCCGCGCGCGCGCAGCGTCGTCTGGAGCGTGACGACGTCGACGCCCGATAGACCCGAGCGCAGTACGCGCGGTCTCACGCGGCCCCCTGCGTGCGCAGCGAGCAGCGCTGCGGGCACGTGCGGTGACACGCGCCCGCGGGCAGGCCTTCCTTCTCCGCGAGTCGATGGCGCGCGTGTTCGAGCGCGGAGACCAGGCGCGTCCGGTCCACCTCGGCGGTGTCGATCGCGAGGAGCAGGTCGCGGAACTCCGCCTCGTGGTGCTCGTGCGGCACCTGGAGGCGCGCCTCGACGACGCGCTTCCACGTCTCGCCGTCGTGCGTCGCGTGCAGGTGCGCCGTCAGCGCGAGCACGACGGACTCCAGCGCCGCGACCTCGCGCGACACGCGCCGCGTGAGCGCCTCGAACGAGCGCCCGCCGCGCTTGAAGCTGATCGCTTCGGGAAACAGGTCGCGCACGTCGCGCTCAGGGATCCGCGTCGCGCGCACCGTCGGCGTGCGCCCGGCACCAGTGCGCAACAGGCCGAACATCGATTCGAGCTCCCAGTACCCGAAGTCCTCGACGTGATCGATGCAGAGGCGATCGAACGGCTCGGCGAAGCGCTGGGCCTCCGCGAGCCCCGCGGCGAACTTCACGACCGCGCCGGAGAGTAAGCGCCACTCCCTGAACTCCGACGTGTACTGGCCGGGCATCTCGCCGTCGAACAGGTCGTGGCTGATCTGCACGAGCTCCGCGCGCTCGTGTTCGTTCGCGGCGATCAAGATCACCCGTCGCATCGGATCCTCGACGCGCCAGAACGCTGCGCGCACGAGAATTTCGCGCTTGCGTCGGTTGCGCTCGCCTTCGAGGAGCAGCCGATCCTCGACGCCTTCGATGAAACGCGACTCGAACGTCTCCGGCCGGAACGACGCGGGCGCGTTCACGACAGCCGCCCGACGCCGAGGAACTTCGGATCGCGCAGGTCGCGCTGCGTACGCGCCACGCGGTCGCCCTGCGGCCCGCCGTTGCCGTCGATGCTCGCGAACGCGGTGCCCGTTGCACGCGTCTCGACGGCGCCCGTGTGCCCTTTGCCTGAACCGGGAGCGCCGCGCAGCCAGAACGCGATCTGTCCCGGTTCGAGCCGGTAGGGGTTCGTGCGCAGATCCGTCGCGCTCATGAACCGACCGGCCTGCTGGAACTGCGCCATCAGCGCGAGCGCACCCGCGCTGCCGCGCACGGGCGCCTCGATCCCGAGGTCGTGCGCCGCGCCGTGGATCCAGTCCGTCGCCGCTGCCGCGCACCAGTGGTCGGGCCACGTCACACCGACAGCGCTCAGCATCGCGCGGATACGCGGCCCGTCGTTCGGCGCGGTCTCGACGACACCAGCGTCGAGGTCGGCGAGGGCGCGCGCGAGGAAGGCTGCGGCGAGCGCTTTTGGCGGCGCAGGCGGCAGCGTGCGCGGGAACGCGGCGTCTGCCTCGGCGCGCGTTTTCGGACCGACGACGCCGTCCTGCAGGAGGCGCGCGTCGCGCTGGAACGCCTTCGTGGCGCGATCTGTCAACGGGCCGAAGGCGCTGTCGGGAGAACCGGGATCGTAGCCCAGCGCGATCAGCCGGTGTTGCCAGTCGGTCACGTCCAGACCGCGTGAGCCGAGGCTCAGAACGCGGTTCGGGCGCTGCTCGACACGCGGCTCGGTCGGCGCGTCCTGAAGCGACGTCAGCGCGCTCGCCATCGCGTCGGCGACGAAGCCCGGACCCCAGCCGTCGCGCGCAGCGATGTGCTCGTCCGTGTCCTTGATCGCGACGTTGTGCCCCTTGACCAGGAACCGGCCGCCCTGTCCGCCCGCGAGCCGTTCGACTTCCTCCGCGACCTGCGTCGTGCTCGCGACGTCGTTGTAGGTGCGCACGTCGGTGTGCCCGATCCACAGCGTCGAGCGCCCCTCGCGGGCGTCGCGCGCCCAGTCGACCAGCCACTGAACGCCTGCGTCGCTCGCGGTACCGTCGCGCTCCAGCGTCGTGTGCCCGCCGTCGAGCAGCACGAGCCCCGCGAGCGCAGCGCGGTCGGCGGGCCGCATCGCCCGCGCGAGCGCGTACGAGCCCGACCAGCACACGAGCCACGTCGACGCGTAGCCGGTGCGCGGGGGCTTGTATTTCGCGAGCAGTCCGGGTAGTACGCGTCCGTCACGCATGCAGGCCTGCGCGAGCGCGTCGTAGGCCGCCGACATGCCCGCGTAGGGGGAGCGGATGGGCACGACGTCGACGTCGAGGTTGCGCGCTCCGCAGGCAGCGCCGAACATCGGCGCGACGGCAGGCGTCGCGTGGCACAGCAGGATCAGATGATGGCTCACGGGTGGGTGGCTCCGTTCAGTTGGAAGCGCAGCGCGGACGTGCTACGCGTTGACGCATGGTTGATCTGAAGAACCCGCTGACGCGGGCGGTGACTGAAGAGTCGGTGCGCGCGAAGCTGCTGGACCTCGCGAGCGAGTTTGTGGATCGCGCAAAGGGCGCTGCCGATCCGGCCGAGGCGCAGACGTACGCGGAGTCGGCGGCGGTCGTGTTCAGCTCAGCGCAGGGGCGTCTGCGAGCGGAAGACGTGCCCCCGGACGGCGGCTGACCCGATCTGACGGCTGCGTCAGATGCCCGCGCCGGTATCGCTTCTGACGCCGCTGTTCGGCGCATGCGCCGTACTCGCGTGGCTCATCGTCATCGGTTCGAAGAGCCGCCGACCCTCCAACGGATATATCCCGATCGCCACACTTCTAACGTGGCTCACGGCCAGCAACCTGATGCGAGCCCTGATTCAGGTGTTCGTGCTGCGTGAGGTCAGGGCAATCCTGGGTCCCGATGCGCCGTACGACGGGCCGTTGCGGCTCCTCTACTTCGTCGAGATCGCTGTCCGCGCCGCGTGGCCGTTCGCATTGCTCGGGGCTTCGATGCTCGTGTTTCTCGGGAGGCGACCTTGGATCTCGATCGTCGGATGGGTCGCAGCGACAGCAATTCTGTGCTGGCTTTACCCAGAGATCCGACGACAGCCTCAGGCACGAATCGAAGCCTACGTCGCGCTGGCGTGCTGGGCCGCGTCGGCGCTCGCTGCGTGGTGGGGGCACTTCATGCGACGGACCGATCGTCCATCGTGTTACGTGCCGATGTCGATGATGCTGGGTGCTCAGTTATCGGTCACGCTGGTCGTCAGATTCGGCAGCTATCCGCAGGACGATTGGACGATTGCGCGCGTCGTTCAGGGCACCGTGTACGTCGGTCTGCTAGGATATCAGGCGTGGATCCTGGGGGAGCGACAGACCTCCTGATGTGGGCGAAGATCATCGCGGCGCTGCACGTCGCGTGGCTTGTCGTCGTTGTTGCGATCGGGGTTCACCTCTCGCGCAGGCTAGGCCGCGTCGAACGCTGGAACGCTGACCACGGGCCTCCGCTCGAGCGCCTCGACCTTGAGCAACAGGCAGGCGACCCTGCGCGCACGCTGGCGGTCCGTCGTCCGCACCACAGCGGCAGCAGCAATGCACCGCACTAAGCAGGCGGAACAGACGGCGCGGGGTCGCTCTCGTCGTCGACGTTCAACATGTCGATTGTCACGTCCAGCTGCTCGTGTGCGCGCCTGAACACCTGACGTACGAGCCAGAGCTTGCCGGGCAGCTTCGCGTCGTCCTCTTCGGGCGGCATGTCGTAGTCGCTCATCGTCCGCCCCTCCTCGATCCGCCGCCGTACAGTTCAAACAGCGACGCGATGCGAACACGCATGCGCTCGATCCTGGTGTTGATACCACCAACGCCGCGCACGACTTCCACGGTCAACTGGTCGACCTTGTCGTCCGTGCGGTCGACCTTCGCTTCGACGCGGGACACGTCGTCGCAGACCGCCGCCATGCGCGCCTCGAACTCGGCGCGCGTGACGGGGACCTGATCGCTCAGCGTGGAGAGCGATGGACGACCGCGCCGGGTGAGCGGCGCGGTGTCCGACGGAGGGGGCACCGAATCCTCTGCGTTGCTGTGCTGTTTCATCGGTCGTCCCCTCCAGTCGAGTCGCACTTTCGCGAGCCGCTCGACCGCCGCGACTACGCCAGCCAGGACCGCGAGACTGCCGGAGATCCAGAGCGGGATGTTCTGCGGCGATTCGAGGTCGGCCATGGATCAGGTAAGGACCGGCTCAGGCGACTCGACGAGCTCGCCGTCGATCACCTCACCGAGCCACACATAACCCGGCGGCGTGGTTTTGATACAAGACCACATCAGCGCCAGATCCAGATGGTCCGGGATCGATATGTCCTGGATCTGCGCGGGTACTGGCGGCGTCGCAGTGATGCCGGAGATTCCAACCCAGTAAATGATCATGCCCTCGTCCAGGCCCCTGTTTCTTACGCGAATTGTTCTCATGTTGCTCCTACGCAGTGAAACCGATGGTCACCGTTACGTTCGTCATAGATGTGCTAACAGACCCAGTTACGACGTACTGCACTCCGTACAGTTCGCCAGCGGTTAGAGAAACGCTGCCTGTGGCGATGGCAGCCCGCGCTGTGGCAGCGATTGTGACCGCGAGACCGGTTGTTGTCGTCGCTCCAGTAGATGCGTTGATCTTGAAGAGCGTGAACACGTAAGACCCCGTGCCGGTGCCTAGGCCAGCGCAACATACGCTGATGCTGGACGCGGTGCACGCGCGCGCGGTTGCGGCTCCAGCGAGCGCGGATGTAGACGAAGCCACACCGGGCTGCAAATACCGTGGCGAACCGGCATACTGCGCGGAGGCTGCGCCGAACACGACGTCCCACGCGGCACTGCCGACGGCCAACTGCACCTCGGCACCTGCTGCCGCCGACCACACGTAGGCGAGACCCGTGCTCGCATCGAGGCGGATGTGCCCTGGCGCGGAGCAGTTGCCCGATGGAAGCGGCTTGAAGTACGTCGTCAGCGATGCGCCGTGCCGAAACGCGACGCCGGTGTTCGCGGCGCTGCGGATCTCCGGCGTCAGCGCATTGTTCTGGTCGCCGATAATCAGCGTGGAGGTGCTGACCTCCAGCACCCGGACCTCGTTCGTGTCCGCCTTGATGGCGTAGATCGAGAAGTCCTCATCGCCGCCGATGTCGCCCTGCTCCGGAAACGCGCCCTGTTCGCCGACCTGGATGCGGTCGGCCGTCAGGCTGTTGCCGCTGCCGTACTTCGCTATCTGCCCTGCGGTCGGCGTCGCCGTGGCGCCCTGCACCGCCGTGTAATGCGCCGCGCTCATGAACCCATCGTCGGTGACGTTCGCGGTCTGATGCAGGTTCCCGCGCCCGCGCACGCCGTGCTGCGTGTCCGTCGCGAGCACACCTACTTGGATGTCGTTCGCGTTGACGGTGATGCTGCCGTCCGCGTGCGCGGCGACGTTCAGTGTGATGTCCGACGCGAGGGAGCCGCCGCCGGTCAAACCCGCGCCTGCGAACACGTCGCGCGTCGTGGGTACCCCGCCGCCGCCTCCTCCGCCGCCGCCCGCGGCGTCGATCGCGTCGACCGCGGCGTTCTGCTCCACGGTCCAGCCGCTCGCGTGGAACTGCGTCGTCTCGCCCGGGACCCACTTCCGCAACTCGAGGTTCGCCGACCGGATGCACACGCCGCGCTGCTTCGTGTACGCCGGGTTCGTGCGCCCGGTGCTGTCGCGACCGCCGTTGATCTCGCACTGCAAGATGTAGGTGTGACACCCGCTCGACGGCATCGTTACGGTCACCGCGCCGCCAGGCGTCGCCGGTACACCGCTCGACGGGGAGAACGTCAGCGCGGGTGCCTCGTGCGACGCGACGACGACCGAATACTTGACGATGCTGGCGTCGAACGCGGGCGTGTCCTCCAGCTGGAGTGTCAGCACCTCATCGTACGTCGCGTCGTACTCCAGCGTATCGAACGCCGTATCGTTGATCGTGAATTCAGCGGCCATGTGCTCAGGTCACCGTGTTGGCTGTCGCAGGCTCACCCGCGATGTCGAGTTCCAGGTATCCGAACCAGCGGTTATGACCGACTTCGCCGAGTCGGATGACGTGCCGACCGCCCTCGCGCGGCTTGAAGGAGATCAGCGACGGCGCGGAGCGGTTGAAGAGCACGCGTCGGAAGTCAGATTCCGTAGGTGCCGTGATCAGCAGTTCCAGCGGATTCACAACGCCTTCAGGCTCGCAAGCGCTGTAGTCGCACTCGATGTTCACCGCGTTGAACGCGCGTGGATTCAGGCTGTCGACTGCGAGACGCAAAACGATGCGTTTCTCGCCGATGTACGTCGGGCTCAGTTCGTCGATCGCGTTGGGCACGTGGCTCCGCGTCGCGGCTCAGCGTGGCCGCTCGGTTGGTGGATAAATGTGGCGCGCTCGACGCAATGCGGAGCGCAGGTGAGAAGTCGCGCAGACTGCGGGGAATGCTCCCCCAGAACTACGCCGTTATGTCCCTACGGCTTCGAATGGGACTAGAACTCGACCGCCTGACGCCCTAGAACCCACGACGACGTGGAGACCAGGATGCAACGGCGCGAAGCTGACGACCGCGCTCTGTCCCGCGGGCGTACTCATCGAGGGCGCAGGCCACGCGGGACACTCGGCGAACCACCACGAAAATTCTGCGCCGTCGAGGTCTGCGTCGAGCGGACCGACGACACCGTCCACGATCGCGCTCAGCGTCACCGTCTGACTGACGATGCATTGTCGGTAACTGTGCGGCCTTGCCTCGTTCGCGTTGAGTCGCGACGGTTTCGTCATGGTCGGCGTGTCTGTCCAGATCGCGCGCGTCGCGCCCGCAGTAATGCGTACTTCGAAATTCGGCATCGTGAGGCTCTTGATTTCTGTGGCGATATGCGACAGTGTCGCGCAGCTTAGTGATGCAGCGCTCGCGGAGAGTTGACCCGCGCGCGCAGACGCATTGCTGCGCGACAGCAACGGGCGCGTCGGTCTGCGCATCAAATCGCGACCGCCGTGGAGAAAAACAGAGAGCGGCCGACAATGCGTCCGCCGCGAACAGAGTCGGTGTGTCCACCGTGCACCTGTCCGCTGTTTCACGTTCGCAACGTGCGTGAAACATCGGGTAGGCGCGGTGGCCAGCGCGTGCACGGTTGGCGTGTGCGCTGGCCACAGGCGGACGTGTGCCTTGAAATCGTCGTGATTGAGTGAGGCTGTTTCGATGAGGACTCGAATCGTGTGCGCTGCGGCGGCGCTGTGCGTCGGCTGCGGCACGGAGGTGCCCGTCGAGGGCGGACATCGTTTGTCGTTCGTGAATTACGGCAGCGACGGAGGGTCGTACTACTTCGACACGCAGCGGAAGGAGGTGTGCCGACCTTATATGTCGGACGGCTTCGGCGCGCGCTGCATGCCGCGGTTCACCCGCATCGAGCCGCAACAGCTCGGCTATGCCAGCAGGTACTGCAACGACTCCGTCGCGTGGACCGCGCTGGAGCAGCCAACGGACCGGTACGTTGCGTACGTGAACGACGACGTCGCCGGGCTGCCGTTCGTGTACTCGATCTACGGCGTCCTGGGTATCACAAGCGACACGGCGCGCGGGGAGCCGATCAACTACAGGCTGACCACCGAGGGCTGCGCCCCGGAATCGGTGCAGAGCGGGCGAGAGTTCGTGTACATCACGCGGGCGATCCATCCAGAGGAGTTCGCCCATGTGAGGAACGAGTAGAGCGAGGAGGAGCGAGGTGATGAAGACCAGGATGACGATCGCCGCGGCGATGACTATCGCGTGCGTTTCGTGCGTGGAGGATATTACACCAGGATCCAGCAATGGACCCGCTGGAGGCGGCGGTGAGGCTGGCGGATCGGGTGGACAGTGCGACAGCACTGACCCCGATGACATGGGGGTGTCCGCCATCGGTCCGCGAACAGGCGGGGTATTCGTATACGAAACATCTAGGTTGCAGCCGATCTACAAGGACTCAGCAGCCGGGGTCAAAGAGCATGTCGGTTGGTGGGATTCGCTTCTCGAAGAAGAGTGCAAATTCTACAGGATGCTGGAACACGATCTGTGGAGGTGCTTCCCGAGTTTCAGGCGCGCGCCAAAACGAGCATACCTGGACTCCGCATGCGAGCGAATGGGTGCTAGCGACGAGCGACTCACATGTGAGAAGTATGCGGCCGATACCACTGGAGACGGCGACGGTACAGTGGTCTACGCGTTCTATCGAGTTGTTGGGGAGTTGGAGGCCGGCTCAATATCAACGCACGAATCGATAAACAATGAGTGCGTGCCTTTGGTCGCGCCATCGACAGCGGTGGT